ACCTGGCTCCATTAATTCTGTTCGGTGGAACAGTTAACTTGATCTGTCTTTATCTGTATGGTGTTTAATTTCAATGCTAAGCATGTCTTCCTCACCTACCCGCAGACAACCCTTACGAAAGAGGCTCTTTACGAGGCTTCCATTAGATGGGGATGCGTGTCCGGAACCATTGGCCAAGAAAAGCACCAGGACGGAGGACTCCACTTACACGCAGTTTTTGCGTTCGATAGAAAACGTCACATTCGAGACGAGCGGTTCTTTGATTTGGAAGGATACCACCCAAATGTTCAATCAGCAAGAAATGTCAAGGCGGTGCGAGAGTATTGCGAAAAAGAAGACCCAGAAGCACTTCGCTATGGAGCTTTTGAAGGATGCGAAAAAATCGATTGGAAAGATTTACTTGGACTTGCTACAGACAGTGCGCACTTTATTAAGCTTGTTACAGACAGAGACGTGTCATTCTGTGTTAAGCATTTCTCAAATGTTCGAGCATTCGCAGAGTACACTTTTCGAAGTAGAAAGGAAGATTTCACGCCTCAATTTACAGATTTCAGAAATCAATTGCGTCCAATGCAGGACTTCCATGCGGAACTTTTACGACCAAGTAGGCCTCGCGAGAGACATACAAGCATTGTCATTGTCGGCGCTACAAGACTTGGGAAAACCGAGTGGGCGAGGTCGCTCGGCAACCACACATACTGGAGTGGAGCAGTCGACTGGACAAGACACGATAATCATTCCAGATACGCTGTAATTGATGATTTATCTTTAGAATATATACCTAGGTTGCAACAAATATTTGGTTGTCAGCATAACATATCTGTTTCACAAAAATACAAACCCATTATGACTTTTGACTGGGGTATCCCAGTTATATACCTTACCAATGATGAAAATTACCTTGAAAAACAACCTGATTTTATTAAAAGCTGGTGGCAGAACAATGTTGTCACTTGTCATGTTAGAAATAAACTTTTTGTCTGAAAACCGCGCTACGCGCGGGTTTCCAGTTGAGATATCGGCCGCGGCGCGGTTTTTGGTAGACGTTACAGCTTAACCCTAAGCAGGGGCCTAGGTTTTGTTAGCATGATAGTTGAGGGATTCAGTAGGTTCAAGTTCTTGCACTATATTGGAATACTCTTCATGGACCCCCATACTAATAGCAGCAGACTCTCCTCCGGCAGTGGCGGCAATAGCCCTAAATCTATAGACATAACCTTTAGTTAGGCCTTTCATAAACACTTTCCCTAAGAATTGGGACATGTTAAAGCTATAGTTCTTTGGATCTCTAAACGATAGAGTGGTTGTATTCCCTGCGGGAATTTGAACTTCCTTTACCTGTAGTATCTTAAAGTGCTTCGTGAACGCGTTAATAGCAAAAGGGGTTATACCAACTGTTTCCCAGTCGTTACTCACAGTACCTGATAAATTATCTGACATTTTCTTCATAAGAACAGTTTCAGAGCTTCCGTTAGTTGTTTCAGGTGAACTAAAATCACTGTTGGAAAAGGTCTTTCGACATACTACTCTGTATACATCCATAATTACCGTTGTAGTACCATAGTTTGTTATAGAAACATTCACAACACTACTAAGCTGCTTCCATTTCTCACCATAGTGGTCACCTGCCGTACTAGCATCAATAGTTCCTGACATATTTTGCCAAGCATTGATAGTTTGATTAAAGTTACCAGCAGTTTGTAAATTAGCACCAGTTACAGGCACTCCCATTACACTGAAGGTAGCGAATACATTTTGTGCTCCAGCAAGAGCAGTTACAGCAGTAGAAGTGGCATATGTAGTTTTAAAAGTGGCAAGGTCTTTGCTTAAAGCATGTTTAACGAATTTCAGCCTTCTAACGTACCGCTTACGCTTCCTGTAGGGCATGCGTTTATAACGATACTTTGTCTTCTTATCATAATGATCTGTCGTAATCCCAGTAGAGTTAAAAGAACGCCTATTATTTGTAGAGTTAGGCCCACGACTTCCAGATTTGAAGCCATTACGTAATGACATTAATGTTCTGGCAGCAGTCAATACATTTTTGCCATAATTACGGGCGTACCCGGTCGCTGAATACTTCCGCTTCACCATTTCGATTACCTAATTGTTTTCATGATCCGATCATGCATACTAGGGTTATACTTATGCTATTTTTAGAATATACCGGTTTTTTTATATTATTTTACTTCGGCAGGGGGGGGGTCCCATCACATAGGGGGTCCCGTGGTTCCAGGTTCCAGAGCCAGGGTAATATTA